GTTGTGGGTAATGATGGAAATCCTTCAAGTTTTTCAACAATTACATCTACTGCAGGTGGCGGTGGAGGAAGCGATACTCAAGGTGGTAGAACTGGTGGTTCCGGAGGTGGTAGAGGAGGTGAATCTAATCCTGGTCCAGGAGCAGCTGGAAATACACCTCCTGTAAGTCCTCCTCAAGGAAATAACGGCGGTGCTGGAGGTGCAGGAGGACCAGGTTATGGTTCAGGTGGCGGAGGTGGTGCAGCCTGTGCTGGTGAAGCTGGAGGTACAGGTGGTTCAGGTAATGGTGGTGCAGGAGTAACAACACATATTACAGGAAGTCCAGTAGCTTACGCTGGTGGTGGCGGTGCAGGTGGATATGGTAGTGCTTGTTATGAAGGTTCAGGTGGAGCAGGAGGTGGTGGAACTGGAAGTAGCCCTAGTATTAATGGTGCAGCGGGTACAGCTAATACTGGCGGTGGCGGTGGCGGTGGTGGTACAGGAACTCCAACTTGTAATGGAAAAGGTAAAGCTGGTGGTTCAGGAGTTGTAATAATAAGGTACAAGTTTCAATAGGTAAAAATTATGAGTGAAATAAAAGTAAATAAAATTAGTCCAAGAACAGCGTGTGGTACAACCACATTAGGGGATAGTGGAGATACATTCACAATTCCTGCAGGTGTATCAATAACAAACTCTGGTACTGCATCAGGTTTTGGTGCAACAGGTTCGGCGTCTTGGAATACAACAGTTAAAACAGGAGACTTTACAGCAGTCACTGGTGAAGGTTATTTTGTAAATACAACAAGTGGAGAAGTTGATGTTACTTTACCAGCAGGAACAGCAGGAGCTGTTGTTGCAGTTAAAGATTATGCAAATACTTTTGATACAAATAAGTGTATATTAATTGCTAATGGTTCAGAAAAAATTGGTGGTTCAACTGATAATGCATCTTTAACAACAGAAGGTACAGCTGTAACATTAATTTATATAGACTCAACACGAGGTTGGTTAGTAACAGATTCAGGTTTACAATCAGACGCTTCCACACAAACATTTATAACAGCTACAGGTGGAACTATAACTACCGATGGAAATTTTAAAATTCATACATTTACAGGGCCAGGTACATTCACAGTTTGTTCAGTAGGAAACCAACCAGCCTGTAATTCAGTAGATTATGTAGTATTAGCAGGTGGCGGTGCAGGTGGATCACACACTGGCGGAGGAGGCGGAGCTGGAGGATATAGAGAATCTCCAGGATCACTCACTTCTTACACAGCGTCTCCTTTAGGAGCTAGTCCAGCAGCAGCTTTACCAGTTTCTGCTACAGGTTATCCAATCACAGTAGGTGGAGGTGGAACTGCAGCTGCAAATGCAACGGGAGGAAGTGGTGTAAATTCAGTTTTTAGTACAATAACATCTGCGGCTGGTGGTGGAGGATCAGGAAGTTATCCCTCTACACAGGCTGCTGTTGCAGGTGGTTCAGGTGGAGGAGGTGGTGGAACTTCTGGTGGTGGTGGAGGAGCAGGAAACACACCACCCGTTAATCCACCTCAAGGAAATACTGGAGGAACTTCAGCAACAAGTTTTGAAGCTGGTGGAGGTGGTGGAGCAACTGCTGTTGGTGGAAATGGAACAGCACCTAATGCTGGAGCAGGACCAGGTGGAGCAGGTGCAACTTCTGAAATTACTGGAAGTGCAGTAACTAGAGGTGGAGGTGGTGGTGGAAGCACTGATAATTCACCTCAAGGAACAGCCTCGGGAGGAGGTGGTGCTGGAGTCATGGCACCAGGCGCTGGTAATTCAGGAACTGCAAATACAGGAGGTGGTGGAGGTGGAAATCATAGTGGACCACCAGCAACAGGTGGAAATGGTGGTTCTGGAATTGTTATAATAAGATATAAATTCCAGGCTTGATGAAAATTTAAAATTAATATATAATAGGAGATAATTATGGCACATTTTGCAAAACTAGGATCAAACGGAAAAGTTATATCAGTATTAACACTGGATAACAAAGATATGTTAAATGCTGATGGTGTTGAAGATGAAACAGTAGGACAACAATATTTAGAACATCATAATAATTGGCCTGCTCCAATGTGGATTCAAACTTCATACAATACATCAGGTAATCAACATAGAAACGGTGGAACACCTTTTAGAGGAAATTACGCAGGTATAGGTTATACTTGGGACGAAGATGATCAAATCTTTTGGCCTAAATCACCTTACGCATCTTGGGTAAAACACAACGAATCAGCTTCTTGGAAATCACCAATCGGTGATGCTCCAGCATTGACAGCAGAACAACAAGCTCAAAATGACGCAGATACTCATTCTTGGAGTTATGTTTGGAATGAATCAGGTCAGTCTTGGGATCTAACAGATTCTAAAGCATAATTGATCTAGATCAAATCTTTTAAACCATATTGACATTATACTATCATCCTTTATAAAAGGAGTAGGTATGCAAAAGAAAGTATTAACAGAACAAGCTTTATATTATGGTGATGTGGCTATGCCCAAAGATTGGGACATTGACCGAGATAAATTATCAGGTGACATCCTACAATCAGTAATTCAAAACAAAGATTTTCCATTCTCACGAACTTGGGATATATTAAATACATATATGCGAGATCATGTTAATCTTGAATATGGTATTAATCTAATTAACAAAGAAACGTGGGGAAATATCTATAAACCTGCGGAAACAACTATTCCTTTATTAAATATTGATCCAGTGGATCTACGTAACTCTCCAGACTTTACACTATTATATGGTGTCAAAGTTAAAGATTGTAATGTTAGAATACATTATGAAGATAACAGACGTAAAGGAAGAAGTTGGGATATACCATTAGGAAATAATCAATTTATTATCTTTCCATCAACTAATATGTATTACTTAACCAATAGTCAAAAAGATTCTTTAAACTTTATACAAACAATAACTTATGAATATATCTAATAAAGAGTATATGTTAGTTAATCTTTCTTATATAAAAAATAACATAAAACATTTTAAAAAAGATGCTGATTTAGCACATAAACGTTTTAAATTTAATTATGGTAATAAATCTTCTACAAGTTTTTATAGATATTATAATTGTATGGGTTTACTGGTTGGATCAACACATTACTATAAAATGTTCAAAGACATATTTAAAATTATTAAAAAATACTCTAACTCAAAAAAACCTCTATGGTTTCAATGCTGGTTAAATTATCAAAAAGAAAATAGTTTATTGAATTGGCATTGTCATCCCGATGCTTTATTTCACGGATATATTTCTATAGACCCTAAAGATACTGAAACTGTTTTTGAAAATTACGTTATTAAAAATAAAATTGGTAATGTTTACATAGGGCCTTCTTTAAACAAACATAAAGTTGTAAATAAAAAATCTTATACTGATGATAGGATTACTATAGCTTTTGATGTTGTTGATGAAAAAACAATTAAAAAATCATATAAAAAATATGGAGAGGTAGATATTAACACAAGTTTTCTACCTATATATTAATGAATATATATAAAAACTTTTTAAAAAAAGATGATTTTAATAAAATACAATCTGTAATGATGAGTGATTCAATGCCTTGGTTTTTTACCGATGGTGTAAATGAAAAAAATAATGAAGACTTTCAATTTACTTTTAATTTTATTTTACCTGATGGTATACTTAATTGTTCTAGAGATATGTTAGAACTTTTAAATCCTTTTTTAAATAAATTAGGTATTAAAAAATTTAGTAAAGTAAAGGCAAATCTTTTATTAAAAAATAATAAAATAGTAGAACACGGTATGCACATAGACAATGCTTTAAAAAAAGGAAAAACAGGAATTTTTTATGTGAACACTTGTAATGGTTATACAAAATTTGAGACAGGTGAAAAAATTAAAAGTGAAAAAAATAAATATGTAGAATTTGATTGTAATCTTAAACACACGGGATCTACTTCTACAGATAAAAAAAGAAGAATTGTTATAAATTTTAATTATGAATCTATCTAATCATTTTTGGTATTTTAATGCAGCGCTTACACCAAAATTTTGTGATGATGTAATAGCTTATGCAAATTCTAAAGAAGAAGTAATGGCTAGAACTGGTGGCTATGGGGATAAAAAATTAAACAAAGACGAGGTTAAAAATTTATATAAGAAAAGAAGATCTGATCTAGTTTGGTTAAATGATACTTGGATATACAAAGAATTACATCCTTATGTTCATGAAGCCAATAGAAGTGCGGGTTGGAATTTTGAATGGGACTGGTCGGAGTCTTGTCAATTTACAAAATATAA